CATTGCTACTGAAGGCGAGAAAATGCGTATCCAAGAAATTAATACCCAAATTGCTTTGCAACGTGAACGGCGTGAAGGTGTCCTAAGTGCTATTAAGACTATGAACACTGTGTACGACAGAATGATGCAAGGACAACCAGAGCAGCAAACCCAAGAGCAACCACAAATGCCTCAACAAGGAATGCCGCAACTACCCATGTAACTAAGGAGAAAGAATGGAGCCAGTAAGCCCTAGTAACTTTGATGAATGGAAACATCACCCAGTTACTAAACGTTTGATGAAGTCTTTATCAAACGACAGAGAAGCAATGAAAGAAGGTTTAATCAATAGCTCATTTGACGATGAGGCTGAAGTTAAAGGTAGGTGTCGAGCAATCGCAATTATCCTTAACCTTGAGTACGAAGACTTGTTTGAATCTGTTCAAAAGAAAGAACCTAGCTATGAGTAATGTGTCAGGAATAAACCCCGTTGGTTGGCGAATCTTGGTTAAACCCCAAGAAATCAAAGAGACATCTGAAAGCGGTATTGTTATTACCAGTGGTAGTTACAAGAACCGAGAACAGATGGCTAATACCACTGGAGTAGTTGTTGCTATGGGCAATGACTGCTTTGCCGATGAACCTGCACCTTGGTGCAAAATTGGGGACAAGATTATTTTTGCTAAGTATGCTGGTCTGCTTTATCTTGGTAGAGATGGAAGCGAGTACCGAATGATCAACGACAAAGACGTTACAGGCACTTTGGATGCTGACGTAGACCTAGTTGATCCGTACCTAGCCAAAGTTTAATTGACACACCTTAAAAAACAGGAGTAAGATATGAGCGAAGAAAATGTTACTAGTAACGAGGTTGCCCCAGAAGTTGTTCGGGAAGCTGAGTCTCAAGGTTGGGTTCCAAAAGAACGCTTCCGAGGAAACGAGTCTGACTGGGTTGATGCTGAGATTTTTGTAAAGCGTGGTCGTGAGATTCTCCCTATTCTGCGTAAGAATAATGAGAACTTAATGAAAGACCTAAACGCTACAAAAGAACAGCTAAAGGAATTTCGGGAAGCCGCAGAAGAGTTTAAGAAGTTTCAAAGAGAGTCCTACGAGCGTAAAGCTCAAGAATACGAACAGCGTATTCAAAATATTAAAGAAAGCCGTGCTCAAGCTATTAGCGATGGGGACGGACAGAAAGTCAACGCCCTAGATGATGCGCTAGATCAGGCAAAAGACGAACTCAAAGAAGCTAAGCAAGCTGTTAAAGATGCAAACAAAGCTCCTGCTGAACCAGAACCAAGCCCTACCAACACTGTTGAACCTGGGTTACAAGTGTGGTTAGATCGCAACACATGGTTTGGTGAAGACAGGCGTATGACTGCTCTTGCTAACGGTATTGGCGAAAGTCTTCGTATAGAGTTTCCTTCCCTTAAAGGCGAACAATTTCTAGAAAAGCTTGATGAAGTGTTAGCAGAAGAATTCCCTACTAAGTTTGGTAAAAAACAAAGTTCTGCAAGTCGAGTGGAGTCTGGGTCAGGTCGTACAGGCCGCAGTAGCGGTAACGCTCAAACCTATGACAATCTACCCTCTGAAGCAAAAGCAGCTTGTGATCGGTTTGTTAAGCAAAAGCTTATGACCCGTGAACAATATGTAGCTGATTTTGACTGGAATTAATTCTTAACTTAAACTTAAAAAGGGAGTACATTATGCCAAGAGCACTGAACGAGTTTGAAAAACGTGATCGTCTTATTGAGAAAGCAGCAGAACGGGAAGCAGTAGCTACTGCACCTGTTCCAGCAGTAGACGGTACAACTCGAAAAAAACGTAACGTATTTAACGGTACAGAAGCAAAGATTAGTGTCCAAACACAGATACCTGGATACCACCTACATGTGTTTACAGATGCAGGTGGACGCATACAAGCAGCTATGGATAGTGGCTACGAGTTTGTAAGTCCTGACGAAGTGGGCGGCGTGAGTGAGAATGTGGTTAGCCGTAATGGTGACCTTGGAGAAAGAATTAGGTTTCTCGTAAACCCTCGTGCAGAAGGCACTGAGCAATACGGCTATCTAATGAAGATTCGGCAAGAATGGTTTGAGGAAGATCAAGCTGAACTTCAAAACAAAAACAATCTTATTGACGCTGCTGTTCGTAAGGGCAAGATCACTGGAAACAATCCATCGTTCTATACCCCTAGGGATGGAATCAAAGTTACCTCTTAAATGTTTTTAAAGGAGTCTTAAATGGCTAACGTAAATAAAGCCAACGGGTTCAGCCCTGTTGGTAACTTGCTAGGTGGCAAGTGGAATGAGCAGGGTCGGCTGTACGCTATCCCTACTTCTGACACTACCAATAGCTATGCAATTGGTGATTGTGTAATGTCTGCTTCTAGTTCGGATGCCAACGGTGTTCGTAACATTCAGAAGTGGGGTGGCGCAACTACTACCTCTGCTTTGCCCTTGGGCATTATCGTAGGCATTCGTGTTGCTGATCCAGGCGTAAGCTTGGTTGGTAACTCTTTGTCTTTAGAAAAGGCATACATTGCTGCTGGTACTCGTACTAGTGTTCGTTATGTATACGTTGTGGATGATCCTTTTGTGTTGTTTGAAGCTCAGTTTGATGCAACAGGTGCTACCCAAGCTCAACTGTCTATGAATGCTGCTGTGACTATCTCTGCTGCAAACCAAACGTCTTTGGGTAACAGTTCTCCGTTCTCAGATATGGTCCTCACAGGTCCTGCTGTTACGGCTACTCTGCCAATCCGTTTGTTGGGTGCTGTACAAAAAGGCGACAACCAAGTGACTAGTGCTGCTAGCCCTTATGTCCGTGTTTTGTGCAAGTTTAACTATCACGAATACGGTACTATCGGCTCTGCTTCTGGCACTGTCGTGAACTACCTTGCAGTCTAATAAAGGAGATACATCATGGCTGGCGTAATTACTACCGCATCACATCCCAAAGCACTATGGCCTGGCATTAAAGCTTGGTGGGGTCAAACCTACAATGAGCACCCAGAAGAGTATGTAGACTTGTTTGATAAAGACACTTCTAATATGAACTACGAAGAAGACGTTCAACTGTCTGGCTTCGGTCTGGTTCCTATTAAGTCTGAAGGTCAAGGCACTGCATACGACTCTGAAATCCAAGGCTTCACAACTCGCTATACACACGTTGCTTACGCAATGGGCTATATCGTGACCAAAGAAGAAATGGACGACAACTTGTATGAGCAAGTGTCCAAGAAACGTGCTGCTGCACTGGCAATGTCTTTCCGTCAAACGAAAGAAAACATTGCAGCTAACGTGTACAACCGTGCTTTTAACGGCACATATTTAGGCGGTGATGGCGTATCTCTTTGCGCTACTAACCACCCAAACACTTCAGGTGGTACGTTCTCTAACAAGCCAGCAGTTGATGTTGACTTGTCTGAAGCTTCTTTGGAAGACGCAGTGATCGCAATCATGGGCATTCAAAATGACCGTGGACTGTTGGTTGCTATTCAACCAAACAGTTTGCACATTGCTCGTCAAGAGATCTTTAATGCTCAACGCATTCTGCACTCTAGCTACCAAACAGGTAATGCTAACAATGACATCAACGTCATCAAGTCTGGCAATTACATCCCTGGTGGTTTTAAAGTGAACCACTACTTTACAAGCCCCCATGCTTGGTTTATCCGTAACACCATCCCTGGTGGTACTGGTTTGAAGTACTACGAGCGTCACGCTGTTACGTTTGACCAAGACAATGACTTTGACACTATGAACGTCAAAGCCAAAGGCTACGAGCGTTACAGTTTCGGCTGGTCTGATCCTCGTGCTATCTACGGCTCTAACGGCCCGTAATTGTTACTAGTAACAAGCCCCCTCCCTAAAAAGAGGGGGTTCTTTTTATACACTGGAGTAAATCATGGGATACGAAAAACGTAAAGAGATGGGCATGAAGCCCGACACTAAGGTCGCAGCCAAAGGCGAAGAAAAAAAGATGTCTGCTGCTAAAAAAATGGCTGCTGCAAAAAAGATGATGCCTAAAAAGAAAATGTAATATAGAATGCAATCTTCCAATGACGCCCTTAATTGGGCGTTGTTTTAAACAACGTCAAAGGAAATATCATGTCAAATCCAACCCGCCTCTATAGTGGTCTGTCCACTGCTTATCCTAACGAGCCTTTGTACTCGTATCCTTTCCCCGATCCTTTTCACACTGGAAGTGGTCAATTTGTTGGTAGTTCTACCTACACTAATGATTTCAACACATTGATTGGTACAGACTACACAATAACAGGTGCGTCATCTACTTTTGCTGTAGCTAACGCTGTTGGTGGTCAAGCTGTTCTTACCCCAGGTGGAACTACTACTGCCACTGCTGCTTACAAAGCTGGTACTTTTATACAGTTTGTAGCTGGCTATAGAGCTTGGTTTGTTGTGCGTTTTAAAGTTTCTGCTGTGTCAGGTAACGTAGCTTACTACGCAGGTTTACGTGCAGGTTCTTCTGCTACTGATGGTTTGTGGTTTGCTAAAGCTGCTGCATCAACATCTATTAACTTGGTGTCTACTGTCAACAGCACTGCTACTACATTGGTAACTGGTGTTGCTACTGCTGTTGCAGGTGCTTTTGTAGAAGTAGGTTTTTACTATGACGGTACAGATTTAATCTGTTTCTCTGGTACTAGCTCTACTGATATGGGTCCTAATGCTCGTGTAACAGCTCCTACTATTGGTTCTACTGGTACTACTCTAACTAACGCTTTGTTGAGTCCTGTGTTTCAAATTACCCCTGTGGCAACTGAAACACTGACTACTGACTTTGTTTTAGCTGCCCAAGAACTTGCACGTTAATAGGAGGTAGCTATGGCTAACTCATTCACAACGCAAATCCTTGAAGAAGGTCAACGCAACGCAATTGTTAAACTAACAGCGGTACTTGATACCTCTGACCTAGCTCTAACAACTGCTGTTGCTATGTCTGACATCAATCAAAGTGGCATAGGGTTTACACCTACACAGGTACGCATTGATCACATTGATTATTCAATTAGCGATCAAATAGAAGTACAACTGTTGTGGGATGCTACAACCGATGTCATTATCATGCCCTTAGCTGGTCGTGGTCGTTTGATGTTTTGGAACTTTGGTGGACTAACTAACAATGCTGGTGCTGGTAAGACTGGTGCTATCCTTGTTAAGACTACTGGTTGGACATCTGGTACTCAGGTGTTCTCAGTTATCTTAGAGTTGGTTAAACAAGGTACTAACCTGTAAGGTGTTTAGATGGATTACCAAACCCTTTTAAACATTGGTTTAACGCTTGTATCCTCAGTCATGGGCTGGTTTGCTCGTGAACTGTGGGCTGCTGTCAAAGAACTTAAAAGTGATCTAGCTAAGCTTAGAGAAGATCTCCCTAAAATGTATGTTGCTAAAGACGACTACAAGGATGACATTCGAGAGCTTAAAGACATGATTGGCAAGATCTTTGACAAACTAGACAACAAGTCTGATAAGTCTTAACAATGGCTGAGATAATTGTTCCTAGTAATGCCAAGGAAGCTCAAATCAGTGCTGTCATCACTCGTGCTGATGGCACTGTAGAGCACCTTGGTGTTGTTAGTTACTGGCACAAGAATCCCCTCAAACGTATTTTTTGGAGCATTAAAAAATGGCTACTCTCCTTGTAAATGCTGGCAAAGCAATCGTAACTAACCGCATCAAAGGTAGTGGCACAGAACCTGTGTATGTTGCTTATGGTACTGGTGCTGGTACAACTGCTGCTGCTGACACAACTTTGTTTACTGAGACTGGTACTCGTGTGAGTGGTACTAGCACACAACAAACTACATCCGTAACCAACGATACCTACCAAGTAGTCGGTACTCAAACTGCTGGCGGTACTCTTGCTATTACCAATGCTGGTTTGTTTGATGCTTCTACTTCTGGCAATTTGTTTGTCAAGGGTGACTTCTCAACAATTAACCTGAGTTCTGGTGACTCAATTCAGTTCACCTTTAAGACTCAGTTTAGTTAAACCAGAGTTAGGGACATACTATGTCTCTTAATTCTTTTGCAATTAATGCCGCTGTACTTAACGGTACTAGCGGCACTTCTTATGCTCAAGCAATAACAGTCTCTAGCAGCAGTACTTTTACTTTGGCTAGGGCTGTTGGTATTGTTAGAGCTATTACAAGCATTAGTACAGCAACTAAGCTTGTTTACATTACCAGAACAATAAGCCTTGCATCTACTAGCACAGTAGCTTTGGTAAAAAGCATAGTGAAGAGCTTTTCTTTTTCTTCTAGTTCTACAGCTACTTACAAGCTAACAACAGGTAAGGTGCAGTCTGTAACGTCTACATCTACAGCCAGTATTCTTAAGGCAATGACTAAGTTGGTAACAGCTACAAGTACTTCTACTGCTACTGTTATAAAAGCGTTGGTAAAAACCCTTAGCTTTGCATCTACAAGTACTGTGGTGCTATTAAAGAGCATTCTTAAAACACGCGCTGTTGCCTGTGTTACTTCTGTTTTGTTTATTAAAGTTGTAGGTAAGAAGGTATCTGCATCTGTAAGTAATGCTGTAACATTACTTTATGGGTTTTTCTTTATTAGAGTACTTACTGCATCTGTAACTACAACAAGTACAATGGTTAGACTATTGACTCTTGCTAGAACAATAGCTGCTACGGTTATTTCTGCTGCAACAATACAAAGGGCTAGAGCTAAAATTCTTTTAGCTGTGTCTACTACAAATTCTTACGTCAACACTATCACTGCAAGGTTTGTGTTATTAGTAACAACCGTCTATACTAGCGTTGTAAGTCACTTTTACAAAGTGCTGGCTAATATTGAGGACACCATAATTGTCCCTACCAAGAAAGTTATTGTTCAAGTGTTTGCTAGTTTTAGTGACATACTAGTCAAACCAAAGAAGACCAACATAGTAGTTATAAAACAGGATGATGTAAATGGCTGAATACTTTTCCTACAAGTTTGTTGATGAAATAAAGCCTCTGTCTTTTGACTTTAGTCAAACGTTAGCGGCAGGAGAAACTTTGTCTACAGCTTCCTGTTCTGTAATTGTTATAGACGGTGTTGATGCTAGTCCGTCTGGTGTGTTGTCTGGTGGGTCTACTATTGTAGGCAACAAGGTTTATCAACAAGTTCAAAGTGGTGTAGCTGGTGTTACCTACCGTCTTGTTATGACTGTAACCACTAGTGCTGGAAGCACCCTAGTTGCTCTAGGAGATTTGCCAGTGTATAGTACAACTGAAGTGCAATAATGTCGTACAGATCAAGATGGGACAATGGAAGTTGGAACGTCATCTGTGACGTCTGTGGTCGTCAGTATAAAAACTACGAACTACAAATGCGGTGGGATGGTTTGATGGTTTGTAGTGGGGATTGGGAGATACGACAACCCCAAGATTTTGTACATGGTGTAGCTGACAAACAAGCCCCTCCGTTTACAAGACCAGAACAATCAGATCATTTTATTTTTGGATCAACAAATCAATCAGATTCTGTAGGAGTAACAGAAGCCTATGTTGCAAAGATACATAGTTCTCCTGCTGCACTAAACGGCTCTGCCTTAAATTCTTTGGGTATAAACAAATGAACGAAACAATTAGTTTAGTTGGGGAAGTAGAGCTTAAGCTAAATGACGTTGTTGTCGTTAGTAAGAAGAAC